CGACCAACCAATCTTTGGTAGTCATCAAAAGAGTTCACATTATTTCCTGCAGTGACAGCTTCTGCAATTTTCTGTTGTTCATCCCGCGTACGCTGGATAATTTGTGACAAAAAGTCTTTCATACTCATATTAATGCAATTAGGGCGGCTTTTCCGCCCCAATGATTAATAGAAATTACCGCCGCCGATTTCGTTCAGATTCTTATCTGGACCAACTTTAGAGTCTTTAGCCATCTTAGCTTGCTTAGCGCCAATCTTCCAGTTGTTATCGCGATGGGAACCAGATGGTCCTTTATCGAGTGTTGTTTCGCCGGGGCCGCCGCCTGAGCTTTGAACTCCAGTTTGTTTGTAGGTTTGACGAAAACCTAATTCATCTTTTGCCATTATTGTTCCTCTGTGGGTGGTTGCTGCTGTGGTTGTGGTGCTGCTTGGTTATCTTGTTGTTGCTGCGCTGCTGCGTTTTGTGCTGCTTGTTGCGATACGTCTGCTTGGTGCTGAAAGTATTGCTGTTGTAGCGCGATGCCATGCTGGCGTAAATCAGCTTGTGCTTGCTGTGATGCTTCCATAGCCAATTGATCTTGGCTTTGCTGCCCTTCAATCTGGGATTGTGTTAAAGCAGCACGGGCTGCAATCTCAGCAATACGCTCACGCGATGAATTGTTAAGGTCCGCCATAGCAATCTGAGTGGAGCTACGATTTGCATCAATGCTAGACTGAACTTGATATTTGAGTTGCAAATCTTGAATCTTCTGTTGCAACTCGGCAATCTTGATCTGATAGTTCTGCGTATCTTTTTGGTTATCCAGTTGCATACGGGCTTGCGCTTCGCCAGCTTTACGTTTGGTTTCTGCCATCTGTGTTTGCAGAAGAACCTGAGCTGTTGGATCGGCCATAGCAGCTTGTTGACGCTGTGCTTCCATGCCTTGCTGAACTTTTTGCGCCAAAGCTTGAATCTTTTGCACGTATGGTGTCAATGTATCGCGCGCATCTGAATCGACCATTTGTGATGCCAGAGCCAAAGCCTGTTGTGATTCAATATCCAATGGATTTTCTTGGTGCAGGTTTAGTACATCTTGCCCGCCAGATGCTTGCGCTACATAAGCACGCATGGATTGCAGATAGTGCAATGTCAAGTGCTGCTTAATGTGCTCTAATGCATGAGGAGCAAATGTTGGTCCAATAACTGGGTTGCCACCATAAGCTGGGTTTTCAGCATATTCCAAGTGAACCTTAATGTGCGCAATATGATCTTGGTCAGGATACGCAGCAGCAGGACGACCCATTGTCATGGCAACGTTCTCTAATGCTGGGTTGGATTCTTTTGCGCCCATTGGGTTTGGTAAAACTTCTTCTACAGCGGGAATCTTTAATTGTTGTAATACGCGGCGATATACTGCACGCACATCAAACATACCGGGAGGTGCAGATGTTGCCATTTGCAACAGTGCTTGGTTTTGGGCTAAGCGTTGTGTTTCTGAAAAAATGTTAGGATCGGATACTGGGCGCACATCATTGTTGTACGCAAAGTCACGAACCTTAATCTCTTGGCCGCACTCGTTGTCCATCTCGTCAAGGTACCAATGATTGATACGCGAGATAATTGCCAATGATTTGGCTTGGCTACGATGCAAGCGAGCATGAATACTGGAGAATACTTTGGCGCCTTGTTCGATCAGCGCTTGGGCTGTACCGACAGGCATGTTGTTGTTTGCTTCGCCAATCTTTTCTTCGGCGGTAGTTACTACACCTTTAGCAGCATCTGTTAACCAACCCAACAAATTGTATAAAACGCTGGATGGCTGATTGAATGGCATTGGCATCGCAATCTTGCGAACATCATCAACGCCCGGAGCACCTTCAATTTCTACAACTTGAGTTGGCTCGATTCGATCAGACTGTCCTCCAATGCGTCCACCTTTGAGTTTAAGAAGTGTCTGGCTGTTGTTGATGTGAGCAGCGTCAAGCAAAGCACGCAGAGCACCGGTAAGAGCAGCAGAGAGACCACCGATAAGATGAGGTAATCCAATAGCGTAAGCTCCACGCCAAGGGATGAATTTGAACTCGACATACCAATCCATCTTTTCGAGTTTGTCATCGCCGGCCTCCCAGTTACGATACAAGGCAATTACTTTGCTTGTGGTTTCATCAATTGTTAAAATGTAAGGAGCGCGGCGGCCTTCGGTTTCTGGATCATCTTCCAGACGCATAAAGCAGGTAATCTCATAAATACGCCGCAAGCCATCGATATTCTTTGATGGCATATCTTTGCCTTCAATCTTATCGTTAGCTGCTTCTGAACGGGTCTGCTCAGTTAATGGTGAGTCTGATGTGTAAAGACTATCGATGTCTTTGTAAATGCCAGCTGAAACACGTTGCATGAACGTATCTTCAGTAATGTCTTGAACNTCTGTTACGCGTTGTGCGGTGTAAAAGTTGGTAGACGAGTAAGGCAANTAGATGTTATCAATCGGCACCCATTCACAAGTTGGGCGGCGCTGTTCNCTATCCCANCGCCACTTGAGAAATTGGGAACCGCCGAGAGGAAGCTGAGTCAACAGCTGTTCCATCTCGTCACGGTATTCTGGAATNTGTTCAGACAACTGCCAGTTCATAAAGGTGACTTTACGTTCTGCAGTTTCGTTCTTTATGCGGTCTGCTTCACCTTTGATGTTTGACTTAACAATTCCATCTGGTGGTAAAAGTTCTTTTGACGAAGAGGCAGCAAAGTCAACGCAGGCTTCTGCCATGACAGGGTGCACCACTTTGGATGCGCCATCGAATGTTGCGCCACCGGGCGCGTCTTTGCCTAAGCCGGTGCGGCGTAAACCTTCTTCGTATTGTTTGTCGCGTTGCTTACGTGATTCTTTGTCAACGTCGATGTAGTCCAAATACTCGATGGCCATTGATTGCAATGTGCCTTCGTCAAGTACTTCAGCCAAGTTTTCATAAAACTCAGGATCTTTTTGTGGACCGCGTTTTTCTGTATAGTTGACGACAACTGAGCCGTCATCTAACTCAATGACTTCTTGTTCAACTTCATCGGTGTCTAATCCCAACGCATCTTCAATGGCGTCCATTTCCACTTCTTGATCTTGCGCGTCAAGAATATCATCATCGTGACCAAGGCCCGGTAAATGATTTCCAGCTTGAATTGGTAATATTGGGTTTGCCATAGATTATTCGATATTTGGGGAATTTGGTGGACATGGTTGTCCTATTAATATTAATGCAATAAAGGGGGTCAATCCGCCCTATTGCGCATATGGGTTGGCAAAACGCTTGCCTAATACATCATCAGCATAGTTATAATCGCGTGCAGGTAGGTAATCGAGCTGGATCCACCCAGAATCTCTAAGTACCCGTAATGCTTGTGACAAAGAATCCACATAGTCATCATGGCCTCCAGCTTCGGGAAACGAACAAACTTGACGCAAAAACCGTTTTGCCCATTCTGCAAACTCGCCTTTTTGTTTTGGGTCTTCTGGTATCCACACTTTTCCTTTGGCAATCAATGGTGCGACAATGTTCAAACGCTGGACTTTATCGGCACGTCCGGGGTTATATCCGCGCACCGGAACACCCGAGCCTTGCAGTTCTTGGATCAGCGAAATACCGGCTGACTTATCCTCCATCAGAATCAGGTCAGCTTTGCGGCCTTTTGCAAAGTCGTTATCCGCGCCGTACACCACTTCTTTGAAATCGTCAATNACTTTACGACGCAGCTGTGGATATGATAGGTGNTCGTCCCATGCGTCTAAGAGAATGATTGCCGTACCGGCGTCTTCTTGTTCAAATACACCCCAGATCGTACACGCGGTCGGGTCGTTCATTGTCTTTTCGGATGTGGCTGGATCATATGAGGCAATCACATATTCCAAAGTTGGAGATGGTTTGCCAGCTGGCCACATACGAAACTGTTTGCGCTTGATGATACCAGCTTGCTCGGGGTCAAGAATCTCCCCGTAAATCTCTTGGCGACCGATGTCGGTGCCATCGTATGTCTCTAGCTGTTTAAAAAATGTTTCGGAGAGGTTCGCCCGATTGTCGTATGACGACGCGTTGACCATGTAGACGTCGCCACCGATTTTTCCTTCGGCAAGGTCGACAATGAGTTCTTTTGGTTTTGGTGTGGTGGTAATGATTTGCTGGACGCGCGGGATTCTAGGATCGCGCAGACGGAGGGTNAACTGTACTCCATCGTATGCGTCGTCAAGATACTCGAAGGCGCACAGCTCGTCAAACCAAGCTCCATGAAATTGNTTTCCGCGGTAACGTTCTGGTTCTGAGGCNGGGATGCCTTGAATAAGAGATCCGTTTGTGAGGGTAATNTCAAAGAGGGACTTGTTGTAATCTCGTATAAGGCTTTTGGGTATGATATTGAGAAGACCGGAGTCTCCTTCGAAACAAGTTGCACGGATATCATTACTGGTTGGGGCAGTGACAAGCCAGCGAGTGTTGTCATAGGTCCAAGCACGAATACCAATCCAATGAGACGCCGTATGTGTNTTGCCAGATCCCCGTCCCGCCAGCATGAGGAAAGTATCNTANTCNCCGTCGTCTGGTTCTTTTTGGTGTGGGAGGGCCTGCAGAGCCCATTTGACTTGCCACAGAACAGATTCNAGTTGTTGTTTAGGCCAATGCTTTCGCGCATCTGCAAACTTCTTTAGTTTAGCTTCTTGTGCTGGGGTTAAAGACATGATATAAAACCTTCTCCTACGAGAAACGATTTGTCTACGCCATCGGTTTCAATGTGTACGCAAGACTGCGGTGCGATAGGAATAATCTTTTTAATAAAGCGCCGACCTAAATGCACCTTAATCGGTGGCGAGACTTGGTTTTCAACTAAACGCAAACGCGTTTTGAAAAATACAGTGTAGCTGCCGGGCTTTTGTTCCATGCAACTGGTGTGGTTGCCCAACGATTCGATTAGGCCAACGATTCCCAAAAAGGCGGGGTAGTATGGATGTGTAATTCTAAAGCGGTCTTTTTGGTCTGAGTACTGGCGCGATTTGGCATTAATCAAGCCAGACAATAACTGCAGCCGTTGTTCAGATGATGCCAGCAAATAGTTATTCGGTATCTTGGCTGGGTTAGGCGGTGTGAGTTGACTAGAGATTGGCGGGTCAACAATAAACTGCCGCTCGCCATTGGGATGGCGTTCTCCTACAATCACCTTATAGCCGTACTCCTTAAACTTCTCGGTAATATGCTTTTGCTGGCCTTTTGGAAAAACCATATGGCCTTTGGGTTTGTGGTTTAAAAACCAAAAGCCAAACAAAAACGGCGGCACCGGCAAATCTTGGTGCGGCAAATTAAGGGGCTGGGTTGTGGGAATAGAAAGGGAGGATCTGCCATCCCGCTTTTGGGTCAACGGCATATTAAGCATATCGCCCAGTTTGGTGAACTTGAGCGGACGCCGAAACTTTTTAATACCCTTGTAGTCTTTGAGGCGGTTGCGATACTTTTCGGTTTCCAATAGAAAACCCATCTGCACATCACCTGCTACGGATAGGTGGTCGTTCAATACCACTTCATAACACTGCTCTGAGCGGTACTGCTGAATTAGTTTGACTCTAACTGGGTTGCCATTTTTATCAATGACATAATCGCCAACTTCAATTTTGCTAGCGGGTTTCCAGTAATCAAGGGTTAATACTTTTTGGTTTGCTGTAATCGCCATAGAAATTTTCTCGGACCCATTGGTCCAGCCAACGCCCTAACGGCGCTCGAATTTTGTTTTGCACTCCATACGGCAATTTAGAAATGTCCATTGCGCCTTCTGTGCACTTTAGGCGAAACTGGATGTACTTTGCCGTTTCGTGGTCCAGAACTTCAACTGGAACATCTACGGAATCAAGATTGTTCAAATCACACACCAATACTCGAAAGCCATGAAACTTTCCATCCGCACTTTCCAATGCGCCTTGTATTTGGTATACGTATTTGCTCATACACATATTAATGCAAAGAAGCCATTGTTTCTGCCCACATTGCGAAAATTTGTGTCGGAAAANACAGGGTAGGCAGGGTAGGCAGGGTATATTCCAGTTTCCTTATAAATATATTTTTTATTTTTTATTTTTTAAAATAAAGTTAAATAAAGGGTGACTACCCTGCCTACCCTGTCTTTCGGTCTGTAACCCATTGATAGTTGGTCGCCAAATGAGAATAATTCTCAATTAATTTGACAGGGAAGACAGGATGCAGTGCAGCAATTTTTACAAAAAAAATTTTTGGGTATCGAGTTTTGCTAAAACGGTGGCAAATTATACAAACTTGAGACTTTAGGGGCCCCCCGCCGCCCCCTTCGATACGGGACCCTAATTGGGTGTATGCCTTTGTAAGTAAGCCCCCACTCACTAAAAGGAGGGTGAATTGCCACAATGCCGTACCGGCCAGCGCGGCCATACAAGTTAGTAAGCACTCACTCACATAGCTAGCGCGGCGCATTGGTTAGTAAGCGCTAACTAACATGGCCACGCTGGCAATGCACCATGTTGGTGCGCGGCCGTACTGGCCGGCTCGGCAATGCACCATGTTGGTGCATGACGCGGGCGCGAGATGGCGGGATGGGGGGTCGGCCTCTATATGCCAATATGCCGAGCAGCTCGCGGCCTGCTATATAACCCCAAGTAATGATATAGGCCATAATGCAGCCGCTTTATATNGTATCGTTATATTAGGGTTTTGGAGCATACGCGCGCCGGTTTTTAAGCCGTTATTGAGAATAGAATTAACCCATGGCAGCAATTAAGCGGCCATTCTAAATGAGAGGAATTATCATCATGACCAGTATTAAAAAGTTAATCGATACATTGCCAGCGCTCGACGGCCTAGAGTATATCAAGGGTCAAGGGTATGTAATGACTAAAATTAAGCCGCATGCATTCGAGCGCGACGGCCATTTATTTATTAGTACAGAAGCCGGCGATTTTGCGGCCGATTATTATGGCGAATATCGCGGCGGTTATCCATGGATAAATGAAGAGCTCGAAGCATGGGCAAACAAGGCCGGCGGATATTGGGAATGGCAAAACCCCGCCGCAATTGTTTTTATTACTAACTAATGAGAGGAATTATCATCATGATCAAACTATCTAAAACCAGTAAATTAGACGGCATTATGTCATGGAGCCTTCAGGCTCTCGACACTTGCCCAGCCTCCCGCGATAGTAACGGCGAGCTGGTGCCGGCATGCCGCGGCTGTTATGCAACGACCGGCAATTATCGCTTTAAAAATGTCAAAGCGCCACGCGAATTTAATCGCGAAGACTGGCAGCGCGCCGGCTGGGTTAGTGACATGACGGCCGCGTTAGACTCAAGCCGGTATTTTAGATGGTTTGATAGCGGCGACATGTACGCGCTAGAATTGGCCGAGAAAATCGCGCAAGTGATGGAGGCCACGCCATGGGTTAAGCATTGGCTGCCGACGCGCATGCATAAATTTGCTAAATTCGCGCCAGTCATTGCGCGCATGGAGGCGCTGCCTAATGTAGTAGTA